ATGGCACGCAAAGCAAGAAACGGCATCGTCTACCCATACAAAGTCGAACGGAAAAAGAAGCTGGCCGATGGCACAATCAAGGCTTACCCCAGCTTCGAGTTCAAGATCGACGGGAAGACCTACAGCTGCAAGAAGTACGCCGACGCGAACCGGCGTCTGACCGAACTGCTCCAAGAGCGAGCCAAATTCGGCAGCACCAGCAACACGTCAGTCACATTGGGTTCATATTCGGAACGATGGCTGGAACGACGGCAGAGGGATGCAGACCCGAAGACTTTCGCCAACTATCGAACCATCGTCCGCAAGCATCTGCGCCCGTACCATTCGCAGAAAATGTCGAACCTGAACGCCGCAGTCTGCGACCGCATCGTAAATGGTCTTACCGTCGCGAAGACCATCGATGGTAAGAAAATGCATGTGAAGGCCAGTCTCAGTCTCCGCCGCCAGACGCACACCACGTTGAACCAGATTTGCAATGCCGCCGTAGCGGATAGGATTCTTCCAACGAATCCAATGGGTGGCGTTCCAACGCCGAAGGACAAGGACATCAGTCTTGCCGACGAACGCAAGAACGAAGCCCACGAGCGTACCGCATTCACCGACGATGAAGCCAAACGCATCCTCCAAGCCGCCAACGAATTGAGCATACGTGACGGCGCGAGGGAATGGTTCAGGCTGTGCACCGGTATGCGCCCCGGCGAAATCTTGGGGGCTTCGCTCCAAGACCTCGAACTGACCACCACGGCAAACGGCATCCCCTACGGCGAATACACCGTCAACTGGAAACTGGAGGAGTTGAAAAAGGAGCACGGTTGCGGCGAACCAGACCGTAAAGGCGTGTACCCGTGCGGATACAAGCGTGGTGCCGCATGTCCGCAATGGAGGTGGCGTATTCCAGACGGCTTCGACATGATCGAGTTGCAAGGCCGCTGGTGTCTCACCCCGCCGAAATCGAAGCGTGGAAGGAAAGTGCCAATCATTCCCGCATTGGCGCAGACACTCGAAGCATACTTGGTGGATACCGCTGAAATACCGAACCCGCATGGACTCCTGTTCCGTCATGATGACGGCTCCCCTATCGAACCGGAAGAGGATATCGAACAGTTCCGCAAACTGTTGGAAGCGGCGGGAGTGCCAAATGCGGAGCATAGGAGCCGTCACGAAACCCGTCATACCGTCGTTACCATCCTCATGTCAATGGGCGTGGATGTCGGACTGGTCGAGGAAATCGTGGGCCATTCCAGCCGTCTGATGGTCGAACACTACCGTCATGCCGGGTTGAAAGAACGGTTGGCCGCAATGGAAACGATGAACTCCGCATTAGACTTGAAGCAGATCGAACAGAAAGGTGTCGTAAATGCCGCATGAGCTTGATGTAGTTTAGGACGCCCTAAAACACAGAAAAGCCCCTCCCCCAGCACGGAAGCTAAGAGAGGGGCAATTCAGACTCGCGGTAGCATGTCATACAGTTTTTGAGTGTCCAATGTCACGCCATGCATTCGGCTGAAATCAGCCTCACCGCCGTGTATCCTGTCGGCCTTCACATCCTTCGTGAGTTCGCGATTCCACTTCGTCCAAAAATCATCATGCTCTTTCTTGGTCATGATGATGATTCTACCGGCGAAACACAAAAAGCCCCTCCCCCGGCACAAGGTCGGGAGAGGGGCGAGGTGTAACAATTGACTGTAAAAACTGTCGAACGAGTCGGAAAACGTCGTTTTTACGGGAAAACCGCACGAGGACAGTTTGATTTTCAGACTCGAGTTTGAGTTTCGGACGCGAGTTTGAGTCTCACGCCAGAAAATTAAACACTGTCAGGTGTTGCGGAGCGGATTGTAGGCGACGCCAAGACCGCTGGCGATGAAGCCGGCCACGGTCGAAATGTAACCGCCGACAGCCGCGTCACCAAAGGTCATGAAGCCAAGGCCGACGCACGAAGCGATCAGACCGAGCACGTAGACCACGGTGCGCACCTGCTTAGAGAAGACCGGAGTATACGCGTCCGGCGCCTGGTTGTCCTGACCATCCTCACGCTCGTTGGTCAGGTTGTTGACGGTGGTCTCCAAAGTGGACGGTGCTGCATGCTGAGCCATTTAAACCTCCCTAGAATCGTCCCTGGTTGAGCGCCGACTGCAGGGCGCGTGCGGTCGCGGGGCCGAAGCTCGCATCCTGCGCCAGACCGTAATGCGCCTGGATGGCGCGAATGGTGGCCGGGCCGAGCAGTCCATCCACTCCGCAGCCGAGTCGGCGTTGCACGGCGCGGATCAGGTCGCTGCCGCCAGCACCGTAGCGGACCACGCTCGAATCGATTGCCGGACGCCAGTAGGTGCGTTCGTCAGGTACCTGCTGGCCGCTGATGATGCCATCCACCGCAGTGCCCATTACCTGCTGCCAACGGCGGACGGTGGCCGGGCCGACATTGCCATCCACTGCGATAGCACCGGAATTGGCGGCTGGAGCGGAAGACTGGGCGCCCTGGTATCGCAGATAGCAATTCCACGGGTAGTTGTAGTAGGCGCGGATATTGGTTTCGCGGCCGGTCTGGTCTCCCGCCCTGCCGTATGCGGTGCCACGCTCGCTGATGGATGCCTGTGCGAGCCTGCCGCCGCCAAGATAGACCGCGACGTGGTGCACGTCGTTAAGCAGGATGTCGCCTGGCTGCGGATTGCCATTCGCGGGCAGACGAGTCCAGCCGCGCTTGGTCAGGTTGTCGCTGAGGTTGCCGGTGTAGGTGGCGCTGCCGGTGTCGAATCCAGCCTCCCTGAGACAGTGGATCACCAGACTGGAGCAGTCGCAATTGCCTCCCGATTGGTTGAAGTTCCAGCGGTCCGCCTGCGAGTAGCCCATGTTGGCCACGGCGCACCAGTAGCGCATGCGGTTGATCAAAGCGCCGACGCTTGCCATGCTCAGTCCTCCAATCCTTCCACGGCCTTGGCCGCATCCTCCTCGGACACGACCGGAATGTCTGCGGGCGGCAGACTGTCGCCCTGCGGTGTCATTTCAGGTGTCATGACGGTATCGTCCATGACATCTCCTTCCCGCCCCCGAGTCAGGGGCAATAGAAAAGGCCATCCCGAAGTGGGTTGGCCTTGGTTTTGAAAAAATCGATGTCAGCGCATGTGCGCGCCGTGATTGAACATGAGGATAAGCACGAGCAATAGCATGTATGCGCCGCCAGCGATGGCTAGACGTGTCATTGCCGGTCCTCCAAATATTTTTCGGCGGCAGCGACTATCCAGCATTGCGCGTCCAATTTCTCAAGCTTCGCCAACTCGTATCGGACGGCCTCGCTGTGGTCGTGCGACTGGTCGCCGTAGATCAGACCGATCAGCGTGTTCTTGATCGTGTCCCTGTGCAGGGCGTCGAGACGCCGGTCAAGCGCGTCGGTCGCGTCGCCGAGCTGTCGTGTTTTGGCGAAATGCTGGGAAATTGGACTGTCGTATGGCAGGCGTTCGGGCCGCACGTGCGAATACAGTCCGGTGGCCAGCGCGTCCAAAGCGCTCGGCCAGACTTTCAGGCCGAGCGTGATGAGCGCGCACGCGCCACCCACCCCGCCGAAACCCGCTAGAAAATTTTGCAGCACATTGCATCTCCTTAAAAAAATCAGTTTTGCCGTGGCATGAGGTCGCCGTCGAAATAGTCCATCGGCTGCCCCCAGATACCGTTGAGCATCCGCTGGTAGTCCCCAGTGCGCGTCAATATGGGGCGCCACCACTGGAAGGTGCCGTGTTGCGCACTCGGCGCATACAATCGCAAATTGAGTTTGGTGGCGTCGCTCGGCAGTGTGAATTGCACGGTTTTCCGCCCGACCTTCGCCGTCCCTCCGTCCGATACCCTCTCGTACAAGCCGCTGCCAGTGACAAACAGCAGGCCATTGCCGCACTCCGTCGCACCGCCATCGATAGCGGTGAGCGAGCAGGCAAACGTCATGCTTACTCCTCGATACTGGGACACGTCCAGCGAACTAAACTCCATAAATGAGTCCTTGTCGCCGTTCGTGTTCGACACGTTCACGGCATACTGTTCTGGTATCGGCGTTACTACCGAATTGAGCGCCCACCATTTCCCGTTTTTGAATCGCGGGTCGGGAACGAGATTGTAAATGAGGGTCATGCCACCACCCCCAAGAGGGTTAGGCGCGTGGCATCGTATCCCCGTCGAACAGCATCACGCCCAGCGACTGGAGCCTCTGCCAGTCTTCGGGCGTGTAGATCGCCAAGGCGAGCGGAGTGAGGGCTTTCCTCAATCGGAAATACGGGTTCAAGAAGTCTTTCTCCTGTTTGAACGCCCAGATGCCATCCTTCGTGCCGTCGCGCAGTTTGATCGTGCCTGCGTCGATACTGCCTAATTCGCGGAATCTGATGACGCACACCGCGTCCGTGAAACTTCCACCGCACATCTCGCTGAAAGGGTTCAGCGTGGCGTCCGAAGCACAATAGTAAGTTCTCGTCCCATCCGAGTTCACGGTCACGGTCGGATTGTTCCACGTCGATAGTAGGATGTCCGCTTTCGGATGCACATGCCAGTTTGTAATCGGCATCATCGGGCATCACCTGCCCGATGAATCGCCTTAATCCCTTGGCATCGTGTCGCCCGTGAAGAAGCTCGGAAGCCCCCCCCCAACGGCAGTGTCGTACGTGGACTTGGATTCGAGGAGGATGTCTCTGATCAGTATGAATTTGCCGACCGTGGACGGTGGCACGACACGTATGAGCAATTGCGTCGTGTTGGCCGGAATCGTGATGTCCGCGCTAACCGGCTTCGTCTGATTGTCTGCGATATCGGTCTCGTACAGGATGGAGAATTTGCCGACGACGCCCGCATAGACGCGGAACAATGCGCCGGAGCCTTGCGCATAGCTGGCTGCGTGGATGTGATACACGCCGGCCGGTGGAAGATCGACTCCTGTAAGCTGGTATTGCGCGTATATGTCACCACTGCCACTGGTCGTGGCACGCAGCCACCGGAAGCCGCTGACGGTCGGAAAATCCACATCGCATCGCATTGGTATGCATTTGAAAATGGTGTTAGCCATATTCGGGTCGGGAAAGAGGTTAGTCCTCAGTGTCATCATCCACCCCCTTGGTGGCGTCGAGCACATCCTGCGGAATCAGTTTCATGGCCGCCGCGAGTTGGCTGTTCAGGATCGCGTTTTGCTTGTTGAGTGCGCCGATCTGTTGTGCGAGCTGGTCGATGACCTCGTTCGCGTCGGCTGGAATCTGAGTCAAAATGTCTCCTTAAATACGAAACCCCCGCAATCCGTGTGGATTGCAGGGGTTGAAAAAATGGTGAAAAGCGGGGTCAGTCTGCGGCGGTCATCGTGTCGATACGAGTCACCGACTTCAATTCGGCCAACGTGAGCGTGGCCGACAGGTTGGTCTTCACATCCGTGACAGTCACCTTCGCGCCAGTCTGGTCGAACGTGGCGAGCACGCCACGCTGATAATCACGCCACGATTCCACGCCCGCCGCATCAGTGCTGGAATATTCGAGTCCGAGGCGGCACAGTTCCGCCTTCAGGCTCTCGGACGGCGGGCGCAGGTCAAGCACGCCGGAAGCCGACACGTCGGAATCATCCTTGCCATCACGACCGGCAAGAGCGGTGATGTTCCCCGCCTGCACGCTGTCCGCAGTCAATTTGTCCGTTGCCACAGCGTCGGCCGTCAGCTTCACGGTCGTCACGCCGTTGGCCGCGATCTTGTCCGCCGTGGTCGCATTCTCATTGTTTTCGTCAGCCATAATCAATCTCCTTAATTCTGTTGGCTTTGTCTTGGCATGAGGGATTCGTAGAAGCGTTCCTCGCATTCGTCCAGCATGCTTTGACTGGACTCGTCATCAAGGAAGGCGTCCAATCCGTCGATATTCCGTGTGCACGCCACGTCGATGCCACTCGACGCTTCCACGTCGGAATCGTCCATGGTCAATGCGGCACGCATTCGCGCGTCAATCTCATTAGACATGACAGGCAAGCTCATACCCTCACGAGTCTTGTTTCGTGCGGCGGTCAGCGGATCGTCCAACACTTCACCATCAGCGGCGAGCATGCTTACGTCGGTCGCGGAATCCGCCAAAGCCGATTCCAACGCCTCGAACGCTCCAGTCCACACGCCCCTGCCGGTGGCGCGGTCGTACCGGCTCACGTCCTCCCTGCTCTGCATGATCGCGGCGATCGCCTCACGGGTCGAAGCCAATCCGAGCAGCGCCTTCCACGAGACGAGCACATCAGGCTGGAAAACGAAACTGTCCGACCCGTTCACCGGCGGATCGCAGCGGATGATACACAAGCCGTTATCATCCATTTCAAAAGTCGATGACAAGATTTCCTCCAATCATTTGACCAGATAGGCGAGGTATTCGGCGTACACGTCGACCGAGAAAGGCTGGTCGGCGTTGTAAAGCTTCAGGGTGAAGCCGCTCTGTCCGCCCGTGTTGCATGGATGCGCGATGATGCCCGCCCATTGTGAATCCGCGTTCGCGACGACGTAATAGTGGCCGTATTTCGTCGGGCTGAGCGTGCAGTTGACTTGCATTGCCGCGCCGGACGATATGCTCTGGCCGGGTTTCGGATACCACGCCTTCCACGCAGCCTGGGCCTGGAATGTAAAACGGTTCGTGATGCCGCCGAGATAGCCGCCGAGATGCAGGTATCCGGTGCCGATGTTCGCGCCGACTCCGACCTCGCCGTTCGCGTCTTGCGCTCCGAGCCAGCACTCCGAACCGTTCGCGCTATCGCCGGACAGAGTGAGGTAAGCGCTGCTTTTCTTGCTATCGTCCGGCTCGTCGTAATCCGTGTTCGCCACGGCATGCACTCTGGATGTGACGCCGCCGCTGCCGGTACCGCCTTTCTTGCGCGGCTTCGATCTGAGAGACATGAACGCGGCGGGATCGTTCTTGTTCACGTGTCCGCTCCACAAGTCCAGTTCGCCCATCGAGCCGACCTGATTCGACTGGATGAGCGATGCGATGGCTGGATGACTGTAGTAGGCGGTGGAACCGTTGTATGCGGGGAATTCCAATCCGTCACCAACGAACGTCTCAGTGCCGCTGATGCTGTACGACTGGTAGTCGGGGCTGATGCGCACGCGATGCCCGCTCACACGGGTTTGGAACGTGCCGGTCAGCACATTCGACTTGCCCTCACCGTCCAGATAGACGGTTCGATTATGGTTGGAATCCCACATTTGCAATGCGGTCGAGTTGAGCTTCATGCCGGTGTTCGCGGCCTCGGAGCTCTGGAAGACGGCGCCCGTAAAGACGTAGCCCTTGAATTGGCCTGCCGCCACCTTGTCGGACGTGATGGTGCCCGCCGCGATCTTGACGGCCGTCACACTGTTTGCCGCGAGCTTGTCGGCGGTGATCGCACCAGTGACAATCTTGGACGCATTGACCGAATTAGCGGCCAATTTGTCGGCATTCACGACACCAGCCGCCAATGCAGCAGTGGTCACGGCATTAGCCGCAATCTCCCCGGCCTGAATCTTGTGGACGTTGAGCAAAGCCACGGTCATGTCTTCCGTGACCTTGAGCTTCGCAGTGGTGACGCTGTTCGCGGCGAGCTTGTCTGATGTGATGGCCAGTGCGACGATGTTGCGCGCCTGCACGCTGTCGGCGGCGAGTTTCGCTGCGGTCACCGCGTCGGACACAAGCTTTTCAGTCGTCACGCTGTTGGCAGCCAGCTTGTCCACGGTGATCGCGTTCGCCTTGACCTTTTCGGCGGTCACGGAATCCACGGCGAGATGCTTCGCGGCCACCGTCCCGGCAGCCAGAATGTTGTTCGCCACGAGGTCAAAAGGCTCGAAGCGCGTGCCATCCCACGTCAGGACTTCGACCACGCGATCTGCGAGGGGCACCAGCACGCTTGGAGAAGCGTTCGGAGCGCCGAGCCAGTACGTGTAAAAGTCGGCAAGCATGGAAGGGCTGTTATTTGGCGTGCCCTTCCAGCGAGTCCAATACTTCTGCGTGCGCCACCACATGTCACCCGGCTTCAAACCGTCATGGCTTGGTTCGTCGGGGCCACGGTAGATCAGGTTCTTTCCGTCAGCCGTGGTCTGCGCCTTCTTGGCTGCGGCTTGGGCCTGATTCGCCTGTGACGCGGCGTTGGCGGCTGTGGTCTGAGCCTTGTCAGCCGTTGATTGCGCCGTCTGCGCGGCAGCATGTGCCTTGACAGCGGCATTGGCCGCATCAGTGGCTGCCTTATCGGTCACAGCCACCCAAGCACTGCCATTCCAACGCTTCGGCGTGTTCGCGCCTCCAGTCGTGTCAATCCACAAGGTCGAAGCCTTGCGCATCGACGTGGCCGGTGCCGTGCTCTGGATGAGCACGTCGGCCTTGCCATTGGCCACGCCAGCGGCGGCAGCTGCTGCGGTATTGGCCTTCTGCGCGGCATTGGCCGCATCGGTGGCGGATTGTGCCGCACTGTCAGCCGTGGCCTTGGCTTGGGTCGCCACACTGGACGCATTCGCGGCAGTGGTCTTGGCATTGGCCGCGTCCGTCTTCGCGGTGGAAGCGTCCGTCTTGGCGGAAGCCGCGTCGGACTTGGCGGACTTTGCGGACTCATTGGCGGTGTTAGCCAGCGTCTCCGCGTTGCCTGCGGTCTTCTTCGCGCTTTCGGCGGCGGTCTGGGCGGCATTGGCGGCATCCTTGGCCTGACCTGCGGTGGTGGTCGCACTCTTCGCGGCAGCGTTGGCCGCATTGGCGGTGTCCTGCGCTGTCTTCGCCGCACCATTGGCCGTGTCAGCTGTGCCTTGAGCGTTCTTCGCTGCGGCAGCGGCATTCTCAGCAGCCTTCTTGGCGTCGGTGGTCTTCGCCGCGTTGTCCGCGATGTCCGACTTCGCCTTGGAAATTTCGTCCGCGTTCTTCTCGACATCGGCATAGCCGAGATGGTTCCACATGGCTCCGTCCCAAACGAGCGTGTCGATCACGCGGTCAGCAAGCGGCACCAAAACGCTAGGCGAAGCGTTCGGCGTTCCCTGCCAGTACGTGTAAAAGTCGGCCATGAGGCTAGGCGAATTATTCGGAGCGCCCTGCCACCTTGTCCAATACTTTTGCGTTTTGAGCCACAGGTCGCCGACGATCAGCCCTTTGGAGGCGTCCGGTTCGTCCGGCCCACGGAAAGTATGGTTCTTCGAGTGGGCTTCGGCATACGCCTGCGCCGCCGACTCCTTCGCCTTCGAGATTTCGCCGTTCGCCGTGGTCAGGTCGGATTTCGTCTGTGCGATGTCCTTCCGCGCCTGAGACAGATCGGCCTGCGCCTGCGTGAGCGTCTGATTCGCCGCATCAAGACCAGTCTTATTCGCCTGGATGTCCTTCTGCGCCTGATCGAGCTTGGCCGTATTATCCTGCAAAACCGTCTTGTTGTCAGCCAAATCCTGCTGGATTTGCTTGACCTCTTCCGGCGAGACCGCCGACGCGACCGTCACCGAGGCGATGGCCGACCAGTCGGAACGGTTGCCAGCATGATCGACCGAACGGAAAGCGTATGTGTGCGAAGAGCCAGCCGTCAGGCCGGTGATGACGTAATCGCCGATACCGGTCGCGACGGCCGCGATCTCCCTGAAAACACCATCAGCCAAACGTTCGCCGAGAATATTCCTATCCCAATCAATAGGCATGGAACCACCATCAGCGGTCTTCCCATCCCACGCAGCCGAAACCACGCCCAACTCGGAAGAAAGAATCGGCTTGGATGGAACCGGAGGCGGTGTCGTGTCCTTGGCGACAGTCAACGCGAACACACTGGACCATTCGCCCATCTGGTCGGAATACGATGGAACAGCACGCACTCTGATAAGAATCTGAACACCGCAATCCAAATTCGACCAAGACAACGTGTGCTCAGTGGTCGTGCCAGCGGAATGCCACTCATGCCCAGTCTTGTTCACACGATATTCGACCGCATACGACGTGATGTCCATGGCGGTGCCATCAGTCGCCAACGTCACATCATCCCAACGGGCCGTAACCATGCCACGCGCATACCCGTTCACATTGATATAAGCGTCGGAATTGGCCGACAGATTCTGCGGAGCCTTCGGCACGCGATGGTCCTTTTCAGGAGCCGGAATCGCACCGGACGCCCCACCAAGATGAGCGCCACCGGTAATACCGTTCATACGCTTCGTCAAACGAACCGAGGAATCATAATTCTTGTCGTTCAGAATCAGCGAAGCCTTGAAACCCTGCGAATCGTATTGCAACGTGACCTGTTGGACACGGACCTTCTCACGGTTCGCCACTGTAGGCGCGGTAATCCAATCGCCTATCGTGTAATCGATGAGCGGCAGACAAGACGCTTCAACCACGTTCACGGATCGCGTGTACTGTCCGCGAACCCTAGCCGCGTTAGCCAACGTCGGTTTGATGAGATGTTCGGCGGTCTCCTTCTTGTTCACACCCTGTTGGCTTGAATACAATTCCCAACCGCCCCAAGGCTTCGGGGCGTTCGGATTATCCTGGCGGAAATTAATATTGTCGCCACGTACAAGGATCGAGGAAGCCAACCCGTCGATACTCTCGTCATCGGGAGCCTCCGACACATCCTGAGCAAGCGTCACCACACACGATTTGGACAAGTCACGGCAGACGGCGACGCTATCGGCGTTCCATAACAGCAGTTGCCGGGCATCGGTACGCCAATCGCATAAGCCGTTGTTCACCAGCGAATCCAACACGTCCTGTATGGAAATGCCAAGATCGTAATATATGCTCGGCAGCATATAACCCCACTGTTTGCCAGCGGAATCGGCACCAGAAGTGAACCGGCTGCAATCGACTTTCACGCCGCCACGATTCCAATTCTCATCCATGAACGTGCGCATGATCGTGCCAGCGTTCGCGTTCGCGAATTTACGGGTGCCTTTCTCGTCGCCGCTGGTCTCCAATCTGGACGTGTCCAGATTCAAAGCCTTCTTCAACAGCCACCCGTAGGAAACGCCGGTCAACGACACCGTGTCGGATACGTCCAGAGCATTCCTTGAACGTGAAGCGATAACAAACCGGCCATTATACGGTTCAATCCAGCGTCCACCATCAGACACTTCCACGGCGATTTCCAAGCCGGTTTCAAGACGCCGGTCAAGAATCTCACCACGCAAAGCTTTACGCGAATAGCTGACGGTCAAAGCGCCTACAGCATCATGAGTGAACGACACAGTATAGGAAGTCGGCTCAGGCAGCAATCCAAGCTTGCTTCCATTGGCCTGATATGCGACAAGACGAGATTTTAGAGTCTTACCCATAAGCATCCCTCAACTTAAAAAGAAAGAAGCCAGTGGAAATCACCACCAGCTTCTCTTAAACTTGCATGCCACGCCACCTGAACCAGTGGCTTTGATCGTGATTTTGTAATCGCCTGAAACATCGGGGTTGACCTGCAATCTTCCAGAAGGAAGATAATCCAAGCCAACAGTCTCATTCTGAGAACCGCCAGACCATGCGGAATCACTATCGGAACTCCAAGCTGTCAACGATCCCGCATCCAAATACAAGTAAGGCCGAGCATCCACGCGCGTGCCAGACCATGTGATACCGGTACCGGATACCGTATCCTTCACCGTTATGCCCGTCACACCTTTCGGGAAACGAAACACCATGTCTGTTATGGGAGCGTCACCGCAACTATACGGAAGTTGAGTGGAAAGCACACTCGGACTAGCGTTCGGAACGCCCTGCCAGAACGTGTAGTATCCGGCGGACGGCATCACCGAACCGCCGGACATGACCTTCCCGCCATTCAAAGGCAAAGAAACAGTCTCATAGGCTACAGAACGCCACCACACGTCAGGCATGGCAAAAACGGCAGTGAACGGAACAAACCTGTTCGGATGACTCTTGGAATCATCAGGACTCAAAGAGGTCAACTCGACACGGGTACGCTGCTCGACACCATCGACAATCCGACTCATGACAAGATTCGGCATCGTGCACAACCGCATCAGCCTGGATGATTCACCAAGCACATCAGGCTCCCAAGCGTAAACCTGCAACGACAATTGACGTTCCGAAAACCTAGGCGTCATGCCGGAAGGGATAGAACCATGCCGTTGCGGAACCGTCGAAACGGTACGGTCAACACTGATGGCGCTCAACAATGTCGAACCAACAGTGACGATGCAGTTCTCCGAATCAAGAGGAACATTATTCAACCTGTAGAAACACGTGGAAAAAGCCACGATACTCCCCTCTCACATGCCGATCATCGCAGCCTTGTCCAACTTCTGATTCGTCTGAACCGAGATTGGCGTGATAGTCGGATATTGGAAGTTCTGCGTGATGTTGTATGTAGGGCCGCTTTCAAACTTGACATCATCGGAAGAGCCTGCGGAATAGTCAGAAACTATGGAAGGCATCGAAACACGGGTCATACGACGCGCGTTCTTCAAATACTGGCTTGGGATGTCGCCACTCGCATTGATGGCGCTCATCACTCCCTTGCCGTACAGGGCCTCCATGCTATGCACTGCGGCGGCACGCACGACATATTCACCGGTGGACACGTCAGTGGAATCGTTCAAAGCGATGGAATCGCTCGTGTTCGTTCCACGTCCGACGATCCTGCCGGTGCGGGTCACATTATCGCCCTCGATCTCACCGCCTGTCGCACGTCCTCTCTTGGTTCCGAAAATAGCGTTGAACGTCCTGCTCGCCCAACTTCTGCCCTCGCTCCACAAAGTGCCGAGCATTCCCCAGAAGCTACCGGAAATATTTCCACCGAACTGTGCGTTATACGTGCTTCCATTCCACTGGTTAGCGGTGTTCTCAGCACTGCGTTTCGCCGGCTGGGTGTTGTCCCTCGCGCCGAGTGACGCGGTGGGTCTCAACGAACCGTAGGCGTTGGCGTCGCCTTTCAGATAGTCAATGGTCATCGAAGCAAGATCGGAAGCCTTCAGATTGGTCGTATAACCATTCCCATCAGTGCCTTTCTTGAACAGGTCGGCATGTTTCTTGACCTCATCGGTAGCGACAACGGCCTGATTGCCGTCTGCGTCCAACACGATGGTGTATTTGCCTGAACCGTCTGTGCTCGCATTGTTCATGAGATTGTTCACGGTTGATTGAACCTCATCCGCGCTGGACAATGCTCCGCTGTTGATACCGTCAAGGACCGTGGTGAAGATGGCCGTATTGCCCTCGCCGGGGAACAATGCCCGCAAATCAGACAGGTAGGATGTCAGATTCTGCTTCGACTGTTCCGTTTCGGTCTTGAACAATGTCTTGACCTCTTCAGGAGTCAACCCATACAGTTGTTGCAGTTTCTGAATCTCCGACTCCGGGACGCCCATCGCCTTCGCTGTCTCGTAGAACTGTGTTGACAATTCCTGCTGTTTCGCATTCACCTCATCGGTTGACGCGCCGGAAGCAACCAACTGTTCAAGCCAATCATGGCCTGTCGTAGCGAGATTCTGCAAGCTGGTCTGAGCCAACTGTCCAGCCTCGGTCATGTTATTGAACGAGTCTGCGGCACTGTCCCAAACGTTCTGCACGCCCAATTCCTTGATGCGCTGGATGGAATCACCCAAACCGTTGTAAATCTGACCATATTCCGTTGCGACACTCAAAGCGTTCTGCTGCGCGGTACGCTGATTGTTGACAATGTCGTTGTACTTCTGCGCGGCACTATTCAACATCTGCTGACGTTGAGATTGAGTCGCAATGGCAATGGAAACCGAATCGGAATCCTCACCCATCTCGATCAAACTCTTCGCATAGCCGGCAGCATGACCATTCGCGACGGAAGTCGCTTCCGCATTATCGATGTACTGCTGACGTGCCTTTTCCATTACTGCTATAAGCTTCTTGGCTGCACCAGCTTCATTGCCGTAATTCTGCGTCGCGGTAGCCGAATAGGTGCTGTGAGCATCATATGTGGCCTTCAACTGATTCATCATCGAGTTGTAAGCCTTCGTACTGCCGCTCGCAGCCTTGCTCAGGTCAGTGGTCGAAACACCAAGCTTGTCGGCGGCTTCGGCAGTATTCTTGAATCCAGTTGTCCAATCATCCAACCAGCTCCAACCAGTCTCAGCATAATTACCGTCCTTGAACGCATCCTGAATCGCGGAAGCGACATTAGATAACGCGCCGGAAGCTTCGGCGGCCGAATCAGGAATCTTACCCAACGCTGTCGCAATATTCTCGGAAGCACGCTCAGTCGCCTGGGCTTTCGCATTGTAATCGGAATACGCTGCGATTGCTGCCGTAATGGCAGCTACGCCCCAAGTCACCGGATTGGAAACCGTAGATGCAAGCATCCCACCCAAACCAGACGCCACGGCCTTCACCTTGCTCATCGCGCCCTCAGCAGAGCCGATATTAGACACGAACTTAGAAACAGCGGGATTAGACGCCACCCACCCCTGAGCGACATTCTTCAACGTCACACCAGTACTGGAGGAAGTCACGCCCAACTCCATCAAAGCCTTCTGCCATTGCAACGACTTCATCGTGTTCTCAACCACGGCAAGCTTCACCGTGTCCAAAGCGGTCTTGCCAGCCTTGCCAAACGTGGCAAACACGCCCAATGCGGCCTGAATCGGCTCAGGCAAAGCACTGAACGCTTTAGCAACAGCCTCCGCCGCAGCGGCAATAGTCTGAATCAATGGAGCGGACGCGCGAAGCGAAGCAGCCAACGTGCCACCGAACGTCCTCGACAACTGGCCAACAGTCGAAAGCAACTGGCTGAACATGGGGCTTACGTCACCAACAGCATCGAACACCTTTTGGAAACCATCGGAAACACCAGACGAGAAATCGGAAATGCCGCTGCTGCTGTTCTTCAGCAGACGGCTCACATTCTTGGTAAACGATGAGATCGTCCTACCGGCATCGCCAAAAACATTGCCAACGGTTTTGCGCAACGCATAACCCGCGTCGCCAATCTCCGAAAAAGCGTCACGCATCGAAGACTGCGCGACTTTAGCGCCAACAGCCCACGATTTCAACGTATCTTGGAACTTGGCGGAATTGACGGCCCTATCCGCTTTTTGCAACTCACGAGAGAAGCTTTGGATACCGTTCTGGTCCTCGGCCAAAGCGGAGTACAGGCCGGACGCGATGCCCATGAGCGCTTTCACGGAGTTCTTCAAATATCCAGCCTGTTCAATGACACGCTGCATCGACTTCTCGATCTCACCTGAAGCGCGTGCGTTATCGACCCAACGTGCGAACTGGTCGGCAAGCTCACTCACATAACGTGTGGCACGGGGAAGATACTGGCTGGTCGAATCGCCCAGATTCAGGAAAGCCCTGACAAGACTCTCGACGCCCGGCTCCAAATACGTCAATGACTTGTTTACATCATTGAAAATGCTTGAAACGATGCTGGCTTTGTCGGCTTCCCCGACCATCTTGGCCATTCCGGCGACGATTCGTCCCTCATGATCCGCAAGGGTTGACATCTGAGGAATCAGTGTGGCTGCGATGGAATCAGCCAATCCACGGATGGCCGGACGGGCCTGACCGTAGAACGCGTTCACCACACTGTCGGACAGTTTGCCTAACTTTGTGGAAGCGATGTCGATCTGCTCGCTCCAAGTGGCGCCCTTTTCGCCCCAAATCATCTTCACGGACGCATAGGCGGCACCCAATCCGACAAGAGCGGCAGGAGCCGCCAATGCGGCCTTCGACATGGAAACAATCGAAGAGCCGACACCAAGCACGCTACGGGACATGTTGATAGCGCCAGCGGAAACACCGGCGAACACGGTACCCCATGCGGAGAAGAATGGAACCTTCTCATCCAACGAGTCCATGAAATTCACGAATTTCTGGAATTGGTTGTTGACGGCGCGAAGACCAGTCGCGCCATACGTCATACCATCCAGCATTTTGCCGAAATCAGTGGCATGGAGTTTCGCGTAAATCTCGACGGAACGCGGGCGGGTGAGCATGGCAAGATGGGCGCGGGCACCAGCCGTTTTAAGGTCGATGTCCATTTCAAGCTTCTTATAATCTTCTTGAAGCTTCTTGGCCTTCTCACGCGCACGGGTCACATCCAAGTCAAGATTGACCTCATAGTGGTAGTTCTTATCCTTGCCAGCATGGAAAGCAGCAAGATTCAACTTGTCGATAGCAGATCGATAGTCGGTCTCAATATCCTTCGGAAGACTACGGAACTTTCGCTTCAACGCTTCCAGTTCGCGTTCCATGCTTTCCGCGCCGTCGAGATAGACCTTCGCGTGGGCGTCCATCCCATCGACCTGCTTCAGACGCTTGGACACGTTCTCAAGAACGTTGACGACCTCGGAAACATCGTTGACGTCAACACGGATGTTCGCCTTGCTGTTGCGCTTCAACTGCTGCATCGCATTGTCAAGCTGTTCGACAAGACGATTGGCGCGAGCCATCGAGACATTGTTGGAACTGCCCAGAGGCTTGACCTTCTCGATAGCATCCTGCATACTGCGAATGTGCTTCTTGACGTTATCCAAAACGTCGATCTGCTTGCTCGCATACGCCGTGGCCAACCGCGTGTTACGTTTCACCGCATCCTGATACGATTTGCTTTTCAGCGTGACCTTGCGCCAAGCGTTACCACCATTGGCGATACGCTTGTTCATCGCGGAAACAGCCTTGTCGGAAGACTGAACTTGCTTGCGCATCGTTCGCAGATCACGCAAAGCGTCGGTCAGCTCGACCTTCGGGGATACCTTACGTTTATCAATGCCCCGAAGAACACGTTTCAGATCGGAGTCATCGCCACGAATCTCAACATTCTGGACGATGCTATCATCCTCGATACGCCTTTTCGCCGCACGCCAACGAGACATGTCAACGTCAGGCGTCACACGAACATCAAAATCCTCATCGGCGTACCGGGCGAGCTTACGGCGGAGTTCTTCGCCAAAACCCTTGGTGTTCGGATAAATATCAATTCCAACGGAACCGGCGAGATACTCCACCATAAGAACCCCTGTTTTTCAATCACATGCCCAGAAACGCCTTCATCGACTCGAAGTTGGCGGAAACACGCCTATCAACGCCATCGGCGGCGTGAGGGGGCATAATCGGTTTGAACTCAGGGTGCTTGCCATCCTTGAACTGCAATGTGCCGGAAACCAGCAAGCCGACCTGATTGTAAATACCCAACAGCAGACTCGTATCCTGAGTGAACCCGTGAAAACTCAAACCGGAATCACTCTCGGACTCGGCGCTGGCACGCTCATCAGGATGGTTCAGCAACCATTCCCGATACAACGACTCGTCATAGCCAGCAAGACCGCCGATAAGGGTCAAAAGAAAACCGCCGTCATACTCATGCATGGCGGCGGGAAGATTCAGATTGTAGAACCTACGGAAATCACACGTAAGCTCTACTTTGCATTTCCGGTAGGCGTCCTTGACGCTTCGGATTTTCCCAAGGACGCGCCATAAAATGCGTTAAGCAGCGTGAACACCTGCACCAGGACAGTCGGAGTCCTGCCAGTGACCCACTTGTGGTAGGCGTCAACGTCCTTGGCGATCTTCTCGAAGAAACTATCGCTGGCAGCCACCATCCTGGCTATAGCCAGACTTGAATCGACATCATCGGAAGTCTTCTTGCGGAACACGCCGTAACTGTCGGACGCCACGGCATCGACGACCATGAAATCGCATGTCTGCGCCACGGAGAACTCATGAGCCGGAACGAACTCAGGGCATCCGGCCAGTTCCTCGTGCTGTTCGACAAACTCAGCCAGCGTGTCAGGAATCTCCGGAACGGTCTTAACGGTGTTCTTATCAGTTTTGGAAGCCATAATCTGTAATCCCCATCAAAAACCCATCTGCCAATCGTTGGAAAGAATTGCCCCCGCACGGATGGGTACATGCGGGGGCAATGGGAAATCTCAGTCCTTCGAGGTCAAACCCGATACGGTCTGGGAGGAATCACCCGGATTCTTACCGCTGGAATCCGGGCTGGTTATTTTGACACGAACGTCTCCGGGGCGAAAATCTGGTACGCGCCAACCTCACCATTGGCACCGGCCTTCAGCACGCTAGTGGATTTCACGACAGCGTTGAAGCTGAACTCCGCGAAATCCTCATCGGCGAGGCTGACGTTATCGAACGTGAAATCGGTCTCCGGCAGATACAATCCGAAGCTCAGCTTGTCGGAATCATCGTAGGCGAGAACGAACAACGCCAGATGCTGCACCACGGGCTGCAACGGCACGACGATGCCGCCCTGGTCGCCGGCCCAACCGCCAGTGACCTTCGTGATGGTGGCCGAATCACCCTGCACGGACGCGCCGGACACGGTGATGGTCGGGGCCTCGGTAGAACTCTTCGCACCGGCGACAAGCCACGTGTCCTTCGTGGTGGTGTCCCCGCCATCCTTGCTGAAGCTGATCTTGTTGTTGTTGGAGGTATGGCCGATATTCTCCCAATTCACGACGGAACCGCTGCCAGCGGCGGCAACAGTGCCACTATTCAACAAGAACGAGGAAACTTTGGTTGGAAGAGCGGTCTTCGCGGGAGCCGTGAACAACGTACCGCGAGACGCCTGAATCAGACCATCGGCATTAATAGCCATAATGGTGCCTTTCTACTTGAAATTGATAAAAGAAAAGGCCTGACCGATACCGGTCAAGCCTTGAACGAATCGCGGGCAGTCACAACAGCCGACAGCCCATACTCCTTGACGTTCTTGCCTTGATTCTCTTTCGCATCAGACTGCCTCTTCTGCGCCGTCACAGACACGGTGCCGACCGTTCCAGCTGTCGTGGACTCCTCGAACGGCCAACCCTGCACCGTCTTATACAAGTGACGTGCAAAACCGTGAGGATTATTACAGTCAGCGGCCAAAACCGTGAACGTCACGCCGAAACGCCACAATCCACGGTCAAACTGTTCGGGAGCGGAAACATAGTAGAGAAGAACCTGTCCACGTTCACCGTAAGCGTTCAAAGGCAAGTCAAGCTCGCTGCAAACCTTCACATCAGGCCACTCCTCGCACGGATACGCCCGATTCAACAGTTCATAAACCAACTGTTCCGCATCGATTGACTCACGAACGTCAATGGCAAGATGCTGAAAAATGTTGTCCGTCACAATCTCACCCGACTCAACGAATCAAACATGATATGCTTTCCCGGAATACGCGCTCTCGGATCACGAGGCCCATACTTGTGTTCAAGCCACCGGTTGAAATAGCCGAACTCCAAATGCGGAGCGACCTGCGTGCCATCACGGCCCATGACGGACATGACAATCTGATGATGCCAGCCGACTTTGCGAACGGAAACCTCGACCCTATCCGCAACGCTTGAATGCGTAGCGGCCTCATTCGCCTTCGCGCGGACGGCAGACACGCTATGCACGGCGGCGCGGCGTGTAAGTTCCGGCCCATACATCTTCGCAATATCGGTAGCGACGCTACGCCGAATCGTGACCCTTCCCAACGCCACCCACCTCCTTCACCCATTCAGGCTCGGAAATGCCGCCAAGATAATCGCCAATAACAACACGACGTGCACGAACCTCCCAATGCCGGGAGAAACGAGAACCACTCCCACGCCACGTAGGAGCGCCGTCGGCATCGTAATAATCGCCCTTATACCAGATCCGGGAATAAATGTCACCGGGCCATTCCCTCGCAAGAATCTGCAAAGGAGTGACCTCTTCCAAACCGCCGGGGTTATCCGAAGATGGCGTCTTATCCTCAGCTCCAGAAATGGAGAACATGCCAGCCTGTTGCGCACGACCCTCAACACAGCAGATGACCTTCACCGGATCGCCAGTCTGCACATACTGGCCGCCGTGCGCGTCCTGAACATGCTTGCGAGGAATCACAACAACATAATCCGTGTCAAACAGCTGTTTCTGACCGCCGTAATCGGTTTGGTCATCCTCGTAGAGGTAATGGCGTTCGGTCGTATCATCGTCAAACAGAAACGCCATCATCAACCTCCATAACCGGGGTCGAAACCAAGACTGATGTGTGACATCGTGCCAGCGGATTCAGCGAAACCATTCAGAATCGACTTCTCAGCTTTCGACAAGAACAATCGAGGACTTGGATCATAGCCAGGCTGATTCTGCTGCGGATCATGCTCCGTGTACGAGTAAGAACCGTTCGCTTCGGTTTTGAACCGGTTGAAACGTACTACGCGCAACACCATTTCGCATACGACCGACGCGAAATCACTTTCAGAGAGACGCCCCTTCTTCAAGCGTGTCCGGACAATCGGGCATTCGCTCAAACAGATGAGAGCGGCCTTTCGGCATTGAGCGGAAATCCAATCAGTGTCGAAATGCTCCTCAAATGAATCCGCGTCGGCGGAACCGTAGACGCGCATATACTTCAACCAGTCGATGTTGTCGATGATTGACGTGCTCATACGCGCCTCCTAAATCATGCGGTCAGAACAGTTGCCTTCAAAGTGCTGTTGGACTGCACGAGAACCGGCAGTGCGGTGCCGTTCACGTAAGCCTCATAGCTCGGAGTGGCGGATGGGGTGTTCAACACGACTCCGATAGGGCCGGCGTTCTTCTCACGGCTGATGCCGTATGCGGGAGTCTGAGCCTCAGCGGTCGGCCCCAACGCGGTATAACCCATGTTCACATCACCGAAAGCCGGAATCAGCAGGATGGTGTTCTCAGGGAAGAAACTCTTCACACCACCCGGAAGAGTGATCTTGGACTGGCGGGCGAAATCACGGTAACGTTCATCGACCACATAAATGTCCTGAATACCGGTGTACAGGCTCAGAACGCTCTTCACGTCATTCTCGGAAACGAGAGCCGGAAGAGTGGAACCCTGCCCTCGGAACAGGTAATTGATGATGGCCGCATTGGACGTCAAAGCGTTCACAACCTTGCGAGTCGTGACCATAATGGTAGGACGGTCGCCCTTCTTATCGTCAATAAGATCGGACCAAGTACGCAGATCCTTGACTGGATCACCAGACTTGTCCCAAGTCTTAGTTGCGGTAAGAGAAGTGGTCAAAGCACTGTCACGCGCGTAATCCCAGTTGGCTTCCTCGTTGGATTCCTTGATTCCAAGCTTCGCGTCAACTGCGACGGCTACACGCGCCTTCTCCAAACGGTAGGCCAATTCCTTGCCCAACTGGACAAAATAATCACTCAGAGTGGTCTTCAAATCACCATTGGTCATGGAAATGGTGCCATTCGCAATGTCTTTTTCAGACACGCGCATACGCTTACGCAACGGCAACATGGAGGTGTAGGACAGCTTCTCGCCGCTAACGGTGCGACCGTATGGCGCTTCAGCATCCCAAGTGGAGTACTTAATCTCGTCAACCTCGGGATCATCCTCATTCGGTGTCCACTCGACGGACAATCCAGTGAACTTGTCCGGCAGAATGGAAGCGAACGGCAAAGCCGCCGTAGTGGTCTGATAGGCTCCCAACACGATGGCGGACGCCTCATCGGGAGTAATGATGTCCTTATTAAGCAGACTCATTATAAAACCTTCCTAATATGCGAAAACCCGCCACTGTGGGCGGGTTTGAAACGGTTAGAAAACTAGACTCAGGCCGTATGATCGGCGGCACTTGCAGACGCCGGATTCAACACGGTCACATGCGGGGTTGCGGAATCCTTGTCATAGTCAAGGAACAATCCCTCCAACTTCGCTTTGCTGAAATCAACGGTGTACGGCAGATTGTTCTTATCGATGACACCCATGTAGCGGACGCCAACCGTCGGATACTGGTCCTCGAAGCCAGTGCGAGTGAACTGCACATGCACCGGAGACTCCAAGAAACCGATGATCGTACCATTGCGGCCATCGGTGGCCGTAGAATCATACGGGCCATAATTGTTGGTTCCGGTGATCTGCGCCAGCGGGATGCCGGACTTCACCCAAGCTTCGTAATCGTCATCGGAGATGGACGCGAAGTAATCATTCTCATGCGACTTTTCCTTGGTGAACGTAGCCAAGTCAAGCTGCGCTTCACGCACGCCATCGGTGATACGGTTGATAAGCCAAGACTGGTCATCCTTCGGAGCGGTCTTGGCGATAGTATGAACCATTTGATTGGCCATATTTTTCTCCTTAAACTATTTTTTCTCGATTTTGGAATGCTCGGCACCGTAGTTGTATGCGTCAGTGACGCTTGACTTCGGTTTGCATACGTGCATGTTTCTGCTCTGCAATTCCTTCGCTAACTCCGGTGAAGGCTCGCATGGAACATCATCGGAATTATCTTTCTGCTCCGCTTCAACCGTTTCAGTCTTGCTTGGCATGAATTTCACGAAGGCATCAGCCCATTCCGAAATCTTCTCCGGATCGGTTTCCTTACACAACGTGTCGAAAGCCTCGTCGGTAATTTCAGGATGCTGCTTCTGCGCCTTCAAACGGGCTATCTGCACGTTCGCTTCGGCGAGAGCGCCCTCAGTATCGGCAAGCTTCGCTTCGGCGGCATTGGCACGGTCACGGTTCTCATGCATCTTCTGTTCGTTCTCACGAGCCTGATGCTTCCACATGCCCAACTTCTCGGAAAGGTCATCATTGGCACCATTCTCCTGCGTCGCAATACTGGCTACAGCAGAGGCAGTGTCCTTCGGCTGTGTGGTCACGCCCGTTTCAGGCGTGTTCTGAGATGCCGCCGTTTCGGCGGTATTGGTGTTTTCATCAGCCATTAGGCTTGAATCCTTTCAATAGTGTTATGCGGCCTCGCCAAGCATCGACCGCATCTGGTTGAGCATGGTTTTCTGCCATGCCATAGCCTGTTTCAAATTTTCGGAGGGTTTGAACGTGAACGTCCTACCCTCATACCTGAATGTCACCGGTTTGCCGGTCTTCCACACTTCCTTGTAACGCCGGTTGAACTCGATGGCGCGATTCTCCATACGACGGCATTGAGCCAACGTAGACCTACGGTCAGGAGTGGTCCAAGCGTTGGAAGACTTCGACGGAATCGGATTAGGCGTATCCTCCGCATCCTCGGCAAGAAGCACGGGGCCAAGCTCTCCATGAGTGATCGTCTTGACTTTCACCTGCTTCAACGCGGACGCGGTAGTGCCACCGGCCTCGTCGTACAGTCGTTTCAAATCCTTTTGATTCAACTGGAATCCGGGATCATAGTCGCTGCCAGCCGGTGCGACACCGCAATGGCAGTTAGCGTGCAACGGCAGCAGGTCGGCAGTCGAATACCAGCGGTCAGCGGCCACGACGCACAAGCCGCACGAGCCGGTCTTGGACAGTTCAGGATGCAACACCCTGCGGTATTCCAAAACCTTGCTACGCCGATACTTGTCAAGCGTGGCGCTCGTCTGCGCTCTGGACACGTCCTCGTCAACACTGGTCTGCAACCGGTTGAACGCCTGTCCAAGCCACTTGTCAACCTCACTGAACAATTCATCGGTCTTATCAGGCCAAGACTGCGGGCGAATCGTAGGAGACTTGATAGCGGCTGAACGATACGAGTCAGCCGGACGTTGGGCCACAAGCCACGGGTCGGTATTGTCACGCGGAAACACGAGATCCGGCACATCACCCTTCGGATTGACGCCGACAAGCCTCAACGTCTCATCCGCATAGGAAACACCCAACCGGCGCACCTGCTGAATCAACGCCATCTCCAATAACGCCATACGAGACGCGACGGCAAACGTCATGCCATCATTCCACCAGTCGGCGGGAGTCAACATATCCCACATCCTGTGCGCCTGACCCACATACTGGTTCACCAAAGCGGCACGGGCCTGTTCAAGCGTGTCGGACAACGATTCAAGCGTTTTCCCAGACATCAGGACTCAATCTCACCTTCATCGGCAAGCTCGGCATCAACATTAGGCAGACCATCCACAGCGGACTGGGTTTCATCATCCCAACCCGTAGCCGGTTCCACTGCGGCAACAAGCTTCGCAGTACCCTTATCCGACTGGCCGGAAACATTGAACTGGTCGGCAAGACGGTTCATATCATCCTCGGCAACATCCTGAGCCGTAAAACCCATCTTGTGCGTGAGAATCGTCCTACGCGCCAACAAGCCACTCTGATACAACAGTTGGCAAGCCTGAGCCTGTTCCAGCGAACTGGTCGTATCCATCGGCTTCCACACCATCTCGAACTCGGACGCCGAAGCCTCCGCCGTTCTCGACGCGGCCAAAGCCATACGAATCATCCGCACGATAGGCTCAGAATCCAATTCGTTCATCGTCTGGACCTTGAACTTCAACGTCTCACGCTTCAGTTCCGCACCGTTGGCGGAACCCTGCACATCAGGCGAAAGAATATCCAATGGAATACCAGCGGCGGAAGCCAACTGCTTCACGTCAGACATGATATTGTTCTGCAAAGAACCAGTATCAGTGGTCTGCGACTCCCAAATATCAACACCATCAGGAAGTTTCCACAACGCCGCAGGGCCAACCGCGAACGTGGACGCCAAATCAATCGGATCACCGGCCTGTTTCTCACCGTCGATGACTTCCTGATCCTCCTCGGTATACGTGGTCGGAACAGTACCCTTGATCGCACGCTGACGGAACGCCTGCATCATCGTAATGCACAAACGGTCAAACGTTTCACGGTCGATCCTCTTCAACATCGGCAGATACGGCTCAAACAGGCCTTGCCCGTCAACAGTGCTCAACCTGACTATCGGCAACGAATCGCACTTCTCCGCATAGGAAAAATCCGATTGCTGCGAATCCTCCACCCACTCCCAATCACTGCCAGGCTCCCAAGCTTTCGCATCAGACGCCAACTTGGCGACAGCTGAAATATCGTTGGGAACGACAATGGAACGGTCATGCTCACGTTGAGCCGTCTTGGAATACACCCTAGTCGTGGTCTTGGAATCGTCAACGACAAGACGGTACAGGCGGATGACTTCCTTGTTCTCATGATCCATATACGTGTATTGGATGGCGGAAGTCTCACCAACATCCATCCAACATTCCCAAGGGCTAAGCGGAGTGATGAACCGTCCACGCCCGGCATTGGAAACCAAACCGAACGAACACCCGTAATCGCCTTTATCCGGCAGCATGTTACGGCGAAGAATGAAATTAAGACCGCACTGCTTCGCCATCCTATCGGCGTCAGTGTCCTTCAACGAAGAATCCTCAACCTTACGGAAACCGTTGGGCTGCTGCCGGTCGGTCACGCTCTCGCTGATACGACGAGCGAGATTCACCACACCCAACTGGCGCATCAGCCTATACACGGGCGCAGCATTCGGATCAGTGCCTTGAGGAACACTGTTCGCGTCCACCATCTCCCTGCCGTCCTTGAAGAGTTTCAATTCGGCAAGATACGGCAGACGCTCACCCCACTCACGTGCCAGATTGGTGATGATATAAGCATCATCGTCATCATCGGAAGCGTTCTTAATCATCAACGAGTCAGACACTCGAAATCACCACCTAGTAGATTCTCATAGGAGCGGAACGACGTTTGATCTCAGCCAATTCCAAATACTTTCCACGAGCCGTATAAGCCAACAGGCCAGCCATGCACGCATCGATCTTGTCCGGCGAATTAGGAGACTCCTTGTAAATCGCATAACCAGTACGAGTCTCCCGCCTACGCGCATTACGGAAATGATTCACCAATCGCGGATCGGCAAGCAACGCGATATCATCCTTGATGGGCTTCGACTTACGTTCAGGCTCCGTATACGGGTACCGGAACGCGGTATGAGCGTTATCCAACGCAACCTGCATGTCCTTATACCAGTTGTTAGTCCAGAACTTGATCTTGTCGCCACCCTTACGCGGGCCGACCTTCAACTTCTGCCCGTAATCCTTCTCCCAGCCGCCAATCATCTGCTCGAAATAGGCGACATCAGCGAAGAATCCGGCAACGTTGTAATTGTCCATCATCCAACGAACCATGCCGTCGAACGCATCACGGTTCACACGCCAAGTGGCCTTCTCGGGACCATCGGGCGCGGATTCAAGCTTTATCAGGAACAACATGCCATCGGACACGCGGCATCCAACAAGAGCCGTCGAATCATCCGACACGGAACCATCGAAGCCAAGCGTTATAGGCTCACGTTTCGTCACGAACCGTTGCCACGCGCCATCCAAACGAATTGAATTGAACGCCGTACGCATTTCATCCCGATACAGCATGTGGGACTGAATATCCGACTCGGTAAGCCAAGCGTCATGCACACTCGACAAAGTGTTGAAAAAATAGCGCATCGAATCAGCAGGATCGGAGTCAGGCTGGTAAATCTGATCCATCTGACCATTCAGGTCAATCCAACCATCCTTCGCCGGGCCAAGCTCACCATCCCAATACGTGTGCCCCTCGGGGTCAACACCATCAGCATTCAACACGGTCATACGACCATCGGGCAATATCAGATGATCCTTACCGTCCGAACTCTTCGCACTCGCACCATACGCGACCTGCAAGGCGCGGAGAACCTTCTTCTCGTCAGCGAAATCATCCAAGTCGATATTCGCATACACATGGTCGAAGTAGATGCCGCTACGATGCTTGATTTTGCCCGAAGCGGTATCCCACGCATACTTGTACGATGTTTCAGCGATGGACTCTTCGCCCGGCTTGTACATGGTGGACGTTTCAAGAATCCACGGGTCTGCATCACCTTTACGTTTGCCGAGGTTACGTTGAACGGTCTTGTACATGTTGCGAAGCTTGTTCGTGTTGTACAAGTGGGTTTCATCACAGGCGGCGAACGTTTCCAAACCGCCATCCTTGGACGCGGCACCACTCGTGGTGGGAACAATCTCCCCACCCTCCGGCAAGCCGATACGAGTACGACCAACATCAAGGCCGACACCCTTCAACTGGCTCAAAGGGCCTTGATCGCAGTTGTAGTAAATCGAATCGAAAATGTTACCAGTCTGACCTTCGGCGGTAGCCAAGCAGAGAATCTGCGGCATCTGCACCATGCGTCCAACAGGCTCACCCTTCACATACGGGTAGACCTCGCCCAGAAACTCGTAAGTCTCCCCTTCTTCCGCCCAATGATCGAACCTGCAAGGAGCCAAACCCTCGAACGCGCAAATGCCAGCGGCCTTACCGGACTTGTTCTTACCCTTCGCACGCGAATAAAACACACGATTGAACCGGCGGGTACCCCACTCGGTCAACGCATAAGCGTGAAGCATGAACACGTACTCGTCCATGTCGAACGTCTCAGGCAAGCCAACACCGCCACCACGACCAACACGGAAGAAAGTCTCAATCCACCAAACCGCGAACATTCCCATCGAACGAGTCAAATCCTCGCCATGCAATTCGGGAATGCGCGTATGCATCAGGCACCACCATCAATGACACGCAAACCCAATGCGGAAGCACGCTGCCTGTTCCGTTGAACGTTACGAGCGCCCTCAGTATCGCCCTCATACGCGGAAGCCTTCATATCGTCAGGCTGCGGAGCATCGAACTTCAACCTCACACGAGCCTCGGGCGTAATGCCCAACGTGGCCTCACGCTGACGAATCTCGGAAGCCAACATCCAACGGCCCTTAGTCTTCGGACGCCAGAAATCATCCTTCAACAACGCCAAATCCTGAACCGCGTACCAGTCGGCCTCAACACCCATACGCTGAGCCAACGGACTGACACGAAGCGACTCATACCACTTCTTCGTCCGTTCAAGCCACTCCTGCCCATCAGGACGAACAGCAGGAAACTCCAAACCCATCGGACTATCAGGCGCACGAAGAATCGGATTCTTCGACTTCTGCGCACCACGACCATTACCAGCCACAGCCAGCCTCACAATCCGCCCGTTTCAGGCAATACGCGAAGCTAGGACGTTCCACCCTCGCAACGCTTGTGAACCAGCAGACGATTCGCCAAAGTCGCACTATGCGACTTCTCCAACGGAACCTTCCACACGAAAGCGGCACCATCGGCACCACTCGAACCAACATCAACCGGCTCATGGCATTTCGCGCACAAGCCGCCACACTTCTCAACCACCTGAGAATCAGTAAAAGACTCAACAACAAGCTCGGACTCAAGCTCGGACACGTCAACCGGACGCACATACATAGTCGTTTCAGGCTTCACCGGCAACGACTTATCATCATCACGAGCACGCTTATACGCCACACGGCAACGCCCAGAACAAAACAACTGGTCGGAACGCTTCGGATCAAACCACGTATGGCATTGAGGACACATGCGCTGGCGCAACGGCTTCAGCGGAGACCCCGAATAACGGTCACGGTCGTAATGCGAACGACACAATCCCTTCGCACACACCGGATTAGCGCAACCGGCAACCGCGCACATGAACTCATTCACTTGAAAGCCGGGTGAGAATACCAACGCTTCTCCCTCCGACTCCTACCCTTCGCACGACGAACCTCAGCAGACTCACCCTCGGTCTTCCGCTGATGATGCCAACGACACAACACCCACAAATTCTCAGGACGATCATCATCATGGACGGGATTACGAACCTTATGGTCAACCTCATTCCCATACCGTCCGCACAGGCGAACATTCCCGTAATCATCCTTGACCGGCCACTGGCACCTATGCCCATCCCGTTCAAGAATCATCGCACGGACACGCGGCCAATCAGGATTGAACCGTTCATCACGATGGGAACTAGACCACGCCACAATGCCTCCACAAAAACAGGGTTGGCCGGTGCTGAGCAGGAAAACACGCCAAAGGGGAAACATCCCAGCAGGAAAAGTTCTCAGATCAACCAACCCAAGTGCTCCGGGAGGGATTCGAACCCTCACACCCTACAGGTAGCGCATTTTGAGTGCGCCGCGTCTACCATTCCGCCACCAAAGCAAAAGAACAAGCGTCCCACACTCCACCCACAACAGGAGCATGGGACGCTCGTTCAACCCCCAGAGAGCCATAAGGAACCAATGGCATCATCACAATGGCTTTTTACCGCCAGCCACGGCGCGCGGATGCTGAGGGAGTCGAACCCCCGGACCGTTCCCGGTCGCCACCTTAGCGAGGTGGTGCAATAAGCCACTCTGCCAAGCATCCAAAAGCAAGAGCCGCCGCAACGACTCAGGAGACTGTTCCCGCAGACTAGGCGGGTCAACTAAAACTAGAGCCGCCACAAGACGACTCCGAAGACCTCTCCCACAACCTGTGGGTAGGCTGAGCACAGCATGTTGGACTCGAACCAACATCGACGGTTTTGGAGACCGTAATGCTACCGGTTGCACCAATGCCATATACCCGACTTAGTTAACGTCCAAGTCGGAAAGACGTTCGGCATGGTGGAATGGGCTTTACCACCAACGGCAAGGAACGTGAAACATCTATGCACCCGTTTGGCCGTGCCTCCCCTTCGGTCATCAACCACCTGATTAAGGCAGGGAGCCTCTTATCCCCCACATGTTCCAGCGGAGATATTCGAGCAATGCCATCGATCTCATAGGCAGCTACCCCATGAAACCTAGAGCAAACCCCGGGAATCGAACCCGGCAACCAAAAGGCTGTGCCAACAGGATTGCAGACCAGCCCAAAATAATAGGTACGAGTCCATATAGGCCACGCCCGGGATAGACCGGTCGGACTGCTGACCGTACCGCATCTAGAATCCTCACACTCCCCTTGTGAGTGGACGGCCAGACGTTGATGTGGCTTAAGCTAGCTTCACCGCCATCAACATCAATCCAAGGAACATTATACACAATATGTAGGGTGCAACAACGGTTGCAACCACTAAATATGTGAAGACTTCGTGAGTAACGGGTAATCCAAAAATGTTCCAGCGAGCATTCAGCGTCAGCACTAGAGAGCCAGCGGCCTTGTTTTTTGTGGCGGGGGGAGGCTCCCCCACGGGGGTATTTGTTGCATGGTGCAACATTGGAACGTTTGTGCGATTGTGTTTTGGCGTGTCGTGTGATATTGCGCGGGCGCGATCGTATTAACGTCGTGCTCACGTGCCTGTGGCCGTCGTGCATGTCGTGGCCACGTCGTGGCTGTGGCTGTGTCCGTCGTGGCCGTCGTGTCCCTGGGTGTGGCCGTGGTGCGGCCGTGACGTGGCGGCGCGGTTTTTCGTCGCCGTCATGTGGTTGCGACACGCCGACGAATGCTAGTGTTTGCAATGGTTTATGCGGTGTCTGTGTTGTCTTGGTTTGCTATCTGACTGGATAGCGTGTATAGTGAGAGCCATCAAGCAAACGACAACGAAGAGAAAGGAAAGATACAGCAGCGGATACGCAGACCGGGACGGCAACCCGGAAGCCCCGAAGAATCGGCGGCATGGACGTTTGACAACTGAAGAGTGGACGCGACAATGACGCGGCGGAATGCGACTAGGCATGATGCACCCTCACATTATGCAAGGCTGAACCGTCGTCGAGTCGCTAACGTGGCGCGGTGTCCGGCATGGAATTGTCCCGCGCCGTCTGAGTGGTCTACGATGGCCTTAATCCAAGTTAGGAGTAAGGGCCATGAGTTTGAAAGAATTAAGGATGAAGCGCGGTCTAACGCAACGTGAGTTAGCGCAACGTAGTGGCGTGCATCATGTCGAGATTGCGCAGATTGAGACAGGTAAACGCAATGTTCGGGCGGTGTCGCTTGATACTGCACTGCGATTGTGCGATGCTCTCAAGATCGCTAATCCGCGCAAATTGCTTGATTCTGATTCTAAGTCTTCGGCGGAGTGATCCGCCACAGGGCTAGCGTAGTCTTTATGGCACGTCTAGCCCACGAATGAGTAGAGCCGGATAGCTGCAACTATCCGGCTCAATTGCTCAGTAAATGTATCCAATCAATTAACCAGCGGCTCTAAGTCTAGCAGAGCCGCTAGATAGGAGTATCTGAAATGAAGTTCGACGACAATATCTACAAAGAGATCACCTGGTTTAATGCGTCTGAGATTGTCGAACATGACATGTTCGACGGCATCGATTCATACGAGCTGTTGCGCAATCTCGCCACGCTCGAAGCCGGGTACAGTCTTGACGGCGAGCTGGACGAAGAGGCCGATGAAATGGTATGCGAGGAAGAGAGCAGCATTATTACCGTTGGCCGTTTCGCGTTCGATTCTCTGCTTGCTGAGGGGCTGGCTGAGTGGTTCGAGTGTAAGCGGTACGAGCTTACGGGATACGTGCGTTCCTGTTGGTTGAGCCGTGGTGGTGATGATTGGTATTTCTACTTCGTTACTGGCTGTGGCTATGACGTGCTCAGCAGTGATCTGCTTGGTTGCGCCGCTGATGGCGTGGCTAGAGACAAGTTCGTTGACTTCCTGAATGGTGGGGAACGTAAGTAGTCTCCCTATATTCCAGGCTTTCGGGCGTGAGCCTATCAAATCACGCCTATATAGTCCGTTCGGGCATTACATTCCAACACAATCGAGGTGCTTTAAAAATGTCTTTTGTTACAGTTGATTTTCCCGATATTCGTGAATCTGATTCCGCAGAGTATGCGTATCTCGCCAACGTGTACAACACTACGTATTCACACAATCAAAACGCTTGGCGTTCGCCTGATGAAAACAGGCTTGACGGAACCACGTATGCCGCGTGGTGGTTGATGGATGAATACTATACGCGCGGTGAACATGCCATGATTGGTGAGTGCCGCCGCCTGTTAACGAAACGTTGCCGTGCGGAACTGCACAGCGAACACAATAGAGAGTTTTGCACCGGATTCTACACGGTTGTTGATTCCGTTCTTTCCAAGTGAGGTGTTCGCAATGCGTAAGAAGATTACTCTGCTTGTTGCCTTGCTTGTTGGCCTGTTGGCTTTCGGCGTGGCTTGTTCCACAGCGCTTTCCGATCAGCCGGTTGCCGATCCGCATGGTACGCCAGAGCAGCAGTGGACGTGGTGGCGCGAAACCTATGCCACGAAGGATTACAACCAAGCTGACCTAGCGAGCTACCGCGAGTTGTCCTCCATTCCGCAGTGCGGCATGGAGGACGGTAGCACTTCGGACGGTTACGAGCGTATTTGCGAGTGGCGTGGAAGCGTTGACGGCAATCATATCGGCACGTCATACGTTTTGGTTGACGGTAGCAAGGTTTTGGAATGGTGAAACCGCTCAGGGCCGTGCGGTGAACGGCCCATCAAATAATCAAGTTTTCATACAAGGGAGTTTTAAAATGTCGAACAAGGTTAACGGTCTGTGGGCCGTCAATTCGTCCAGTGTCTTCATGTTCTTTGATTCCGTCAACACGCCTAGCGTGTGGCGTTTCGAGATGAAGGATGGCGTTGAATCATGGCGTATGATTCCGGGCGTGAAGAATGCTCAGGCGGTGCGTGGTGTTGCCGCCGCATATCGTGCCGATGGTGGCACGTGGCTTGACCCTAACGGCTCCGATTACGCTCAGGCCGTGAGTGAGATCGGTGACGTGCCGTTGATCGTGGAACGTGGCGATTGCATGGTTTCCTCTGATTGTGGGGATTATACGGCGCATGGCGTGAGCCTGTCGGACGCCGACCGTGAGCATGGTTGGGAATTGTCTTATGAGCATGGCGGCATGGTTGTGTCACGTGACATTTCATTCCTCACCCCGTCCGACGTGGAGGCGGATGATTGGACGGAGGACATCAAACGGTGTCTTGAGGAAAACGGGTGGCGTCTTGACTCCAAGATCGGAACGGATTCCGATGATTCCGATTTGCTGGTGTTCGATTGCGTCAAGGCGTGACGTATTCCGCTGAAAATCGTTGTTCTGCCGGTTCCAGCGTGTTTTTCATGCTGGAACCGACGTTTTCCGTGTTTTCATGATTGTCTGGAGGTTTGATGACGTTTGGATCGAAGGCCGCTTTTCGTGCGGCACGGGAGCGATGCGGCATCAGTCAGAAGATGCTTGCCGACCGTTTCGGCAATGCCGTGTTGACGGTGAAACGTTGGGAGAAGCCTGGCGAGGCGGAACCACCGGCAGACGCGCAGGCATGGTTGGAAAGTATGCTCACGCAGCATGTCGAAGCGGTCGAGGCCGCTTTGGATGCGGTGGAAGAGATGACGGAAACGCAAGGACACGCGCCCAGCCATGTGGATCTGCTGTATTACCGTTCGCAGGCGCATTACGACACGTATGGCCGCGACGAGGGTGATTACGCCATCGTCAATGCCCGCAGCAGGGAGATAGCCGCGATCCTTGAAGCGCAGGGCATCGAAGCGCGGTTCCGTTATCCCGAGGATGATGAAGCCGGTTTCCAACGTTTGGCGAACACTCGCTAAAACGCATTTGTTGTTAACAGGGCCATTGTAGACCACTCAGACGTTGCCTGACGCGGTTTGTAGCCAGTTGTCCACTAATTCGGCTTCGTTGACTGGCTCGAAACGCCATGCGTCTAATCCGACGTTGATCTCATTTTGATGCCTGCCGAACTCAAGCGGGTCATGCGCGTGCGTGTGTCCGTGCAGAAGCAGAGTGTTGTTCATGCGTGGTAGCGCGTATTCGGCTAATTCCGGCGCGTTCCAATTGGTTGAGACTGCGCCTAGGGGTTTGCTTTGCGTGAAGTCTTCACGCCATTGGTAGTGGCTTAAAAATACCGTGTGTGGATTGTTGCCCCACCCGTCTCTGATTTCGGTGATGCCGACCATTCCGACTTCCACGAACACGCTTGCCAACTTTTCCAGCGTGCGGCTGGAACTGTGTATTTCGTGGTTGCCGAGGATCAAGTGTCTGCGGTTGCGTGGAACCTGTAGATTCTGGATGCGCATTATCGCCTGATCTACGCTCCATGTGCTGCCGGAACTGATGTCTCCGAGGATGTAGAGTTCGTCTTCCTTGCCGACATATGTGTTTATCGTTCGTATGATGTCGGCATCGTGTCGACGCCAGTCAACACAATCCTTGAGTTGTCTGCCGCCGCGTTCGGCCTGTTGTTTGATTGATTCGTCGCGAGCGTATCCGGGTAGCGCGTATCCGCGTAGCGCGGCCACGAACGGATGCGCGAAATGCAAGTCACTAGTGAACCACTTCATCCTTAACACCGTCCTATTTCATTATCCATCCCATACTGCTTATCCCATTTACCCAATGCTTCCAAAATGTTCGGCAGTCCAAAATAGTCGTAGTATTGGCTGTAACATTCACCGTTTTTCGTCTCGAATGCGATGGTCAGCATTTCGGGGTCATCGCCACAGGTTTCGCAGACTGCTTTGCAGAATGGTGAATACTCGTAGCCGACTACTCGTACCGGCTGATAGTCGCTTCCGTCGAACAGTTCCGGTGATTCGACTTGCAACACGCGCATCAGCAGTTCGTTCGTTGATTTTCCAGTGGTGTTTTCCGTCATACTCCCCTACTTTCCGTTGACTTCGATTACCAGTTCCGTGTCACCATGAACGGTCGCCTTGATATCGTCATTGAGCTGATTCGACAGGTGCATGATGATGTCGACGACAGTTTCGTAATTCAGTTTCGGGGCAATGGTGATGTTCCCATAGCCGTCGGGCACGGCTTCGATATCGTTGCTGTACACCGGCATGGAGTATTGCGTCGCTCTTAACTCCTTGAGTTTTCCTGACATGACGATTTCGCAATTGTCTAAAATGATTATCTTCTCGCCTAAGTGCGTGGCGTTCAGATGGTCCGCTGTGATGATTGTCTGCTTGCTCACCAGAGCCAACCTCCCCCAATGAACTGCCAACAGTCCGAGTCCGCTTCAATCTCGATGATTCGCAAGTCCGGGAATTTCTCGCGGGCAAGCTTGGTTACGCGTGTCTCCGCTTGTTCGCGTGTCGTGTAAGCGCCCATGATACTTACGAATCCCGCAGTGCATGACGTTTCGCCCATGTGCATTGGGGTGTCAGTGAACGAATCGGGATTATATGGTTGATCCCGGTACTCGATGTATTCGTTGTGATCCTGTGCGTTCGCAGTTACTAGGTAGATTCGCATGACGCGCTCACTTTCCACTGATTTTGATTGTCTCGCTCATTCCGCGTAGCCTCCTATGTATTCCCAGCAGTTCGCGTCCACAACGCATTCGATGATCGGAAAAACACCGAAGCCTTCACGGTCGAGTTCATCCCAACGATGTTCCGCCTGAGCGAGCGTGGAATAGACGCCCATTATGCTCACGTACTCGCCGTATTGGTCAGCCAGTCTCTCCCCCATGGTGAAATACGGATGCCACCTATCTACCGGTTTGAGCGTGTAATCCCTGTATTCGTCCCTGTCCATAACGTTCGCAGCGACGACGTAGACTCTCATGATTGCTCCTGTCTTGGGTTGTCGAATATCTGTTTGGCGAGTGTTCTTGTTGTCGGCTCATTTGCCGGTGCTGCCGAATCCTTTATCGCCACGTTCGGTCGAATCCAGTTCGTTGACTGGCTCGAATTGCATGTGCGCGTATGGTAGGAACACGATCTGCGCTATCCGGTCTCCCTCATGGATTTCAAACGCCTGTTCGCCCATGTTTCTGAGGATTACGCCGACTTCGCCACGATAATTGGCATCAATTACACCAGGCGCGTTCATCACGGTGATGTTGTGTTTCAACGCCAAGCCTGAGCGTGGGCATATTAGGCCGACGTATCCAGCTGGAATAGCCATGTATACGCCTGTGTGTACGAGTGTTTGACTACCCGCGCAGATGATCGTGTCCTCGTTGGAACGCAGATCTGCTCCACCATCGTTCGCGTGAGCGTAGCCAATATTGTTTGTCTTACCGCTGATCTGCAATTTAGTCTCCGAACTTTTCGAGAATGAGTACGCCGATGACGCCGATAATCCAAGCAATTATCAGGATGATTGTGATACCGGCCAGTGCGAGTAGTGGTATCCAAATGGGTGCGAGCACCCATATCCACGAGTATGGGAATTGGCCCCCGATTTTCAGGAGTGCCAACATGCCGGACAACAGTAGGAGGATTAACGAGCAGTCGATGTTGATTTTCAATTCAACCCTCCGTGTAGAAAGTGAGCGTGTGGAGCTTTTTCTTCGCGTTCAATTGTTCTCCGAACATGCCGTACTGTTTGACTGGTTCGATCAGGTCGCGCATGTGATGCGCGTGATAGGTGATGGTCTTGCCCTTGTCGGTGATGCTGATGATGCTCACTGCCGGTTGTCCTTTCCGACGAGTCTCCAAATATCGTCCACTGGAGTGGTTTGCTGCATCAGCATGTACACGTCCGCGATACGGTAGATGGGATGCCGCCCTTCCTTGCGTACCGGGGTGAGCTTGCCCCTGTGCGCCCATGATTTCAACGTGTTCGCGGATACGAGGTATCCAGCCTGTTGGAGTTTGCTTCTAATGTCCGAAGCAGTCCCCGTGTAAGTGCTGTGTTTAATCTTGTCTTGCATGAGTGTCCTCAAAAAGTTGATGTTCCAAACGTTCCTGCATCCACGGCATTTGACTTGTTTTGCCGTCTCGTCAGCCGATAGTGGCATGTTGCAGTCGGTGTTGGGGCAATTGCCCAAGCTGACCGTATGGCCTTGATTCAACAGGCGCTGGCACTTGTCTCGTGCGATGCGGATTTCAAGCGCGTACACTGGTGTTGCCGTGGAATACAGGCACGCGGGTTCGCCTTGCTTGTTTTTCTTGACGGCTATCCGCTGCGCCAACACGTTCAACGGATCGTGATTCAGGTATTCGACGCCTAAGCATTTAGCGAACGCGGATAGTGTGCCCCACACGCTATCATCCCGTTCGTCTCCCTCATACAGCAGGTCGAACACTTGCTCCCTCAACGGCGGATTATCAGCGTATCCTCCCCCGCCACCGTCAGTGTCATGGTTCTTGTTGATGCGGTTCATCTTGTCGGTTTCCAAAAATCCGATGTTCTTCGTGAACCATTCCAAGTCGGCTAGGAGCCGCTGTTCACATTCAGGGCAGAGTTGCCTGGTATCGTCTCGTTCACGCCCGCAACGCAATAGTTTGCAGTCAGCCAATCGCACGCCTTCCAAAATCATGGTATGTTGATTCCGCACCGGTGCCCGAAGGCGTGCGATTAATGCCGGAACATGTCTAGTATACCGGTTGCACCCAACCTTGCAACCGGTATTGGATTAACGTCTCAAACAGTCTCCCGCTTCCGTTTTCTCTTCTCGGGATGAAGCAGGTAGTAGTTGCGTTCGTAGGCCGCCTGTTCCTCACGGCTGAAATGGTGGAATGTCGGACGATGCGCAAGCTTGTATCGGCGGTTGCATTCCAAGACTTGCTCACGGTGGGCCATCCGCCACTGTCGCGTGTGCTCACGTTTCCGTGCGAGCTGTTCCGCAGTAAGCTTGACCGGCTTTTTTTTCGACGCTTTCGCCTTCTTCTTTCCGACTGGCGGCTTCTCAGACGGCTTGCGCCTACCACGACGAAGAACTGCTATGTCAACCGCGAACATTTTCATGATCTCGTCGGCGGTAGGCTCATTCATTCCGTTGGCCCCAATGATGCAGTAGTCTTCTCGATCACGTACAACACGACGGCCTCATTGTCCAATGCCAGTGGGTTCGCTGCCGTGACGTTGATGATTTTCCACCCATCGTCCAGATAGTCGATGAGTTTAGAATCATTCTGCACACACGCCGTTACCGTTGAACTTCGTGTATACGGGGATTAGTTCATGTTCCATTATTTCGTTTCCCCGTCCTTGCCGCTAGCATTGTCCCAATCGCAGGAAAGACCGCCTCCACCCTTGTAGGTGTCGAAGTTGATGCATGTAACGGTTCTGCCGTCGTGCAACTCGATTCTGCACTCACCGGCCGTGAAGTCGCCTCGCACATCAATGCAGTTGCTACCGTCCTCAGCATCGTCAGCATCCACTTCATTCACACATCCGGCCAGTGGGAAAACCATCGATACGGCCATAAGCACGGCCATTAGCCCTCGTCGAATATTCCTGTTTCCTATCATTTCGTCTCCTTGATTGTCTTATCCCGTCGATTTCGACGGGTTTAAATGTGGTCTAGAAGTGTTTTGCCATCCAATCGGCGATGAAGAACGCGACGATCGACGCAAACGAGGCGAAAGAAAGCGAACCGAAGACAATGGTGAAAACAATCAAAACAGCCTTCATTCCGTCACCGCCTTTCTTGCCACTTCGAGCACTTCTTTCGCCCGGTCGATGTAGTCTTCCTGATAGCCGCAGATTTCACCGGCGTAACCCCATGCATCGTCTTCGTCCTTCGCCACATAGTCGCTTTCGATACCATCCCACTTCTTGCAGCTTCGCCACAGCAGTCTTTTCGCCACGGCCTCAATCTCAACGGCAGTTGGCGGCGCGGAACGTCCGGCCATGTACGCTGTACCGGCAAGCTCCCGAACCGTCTGAAAAGTCAAATCATCATCCATGCCACGCTCGTAAGCGTCGGCCTCGTCCAGCAGGATGCTCAATTCGTCCTCTTTCCGTTCGCCTTGACCATTGCCCAGAGGATTTCGCTTGCCGGACGCCGCCTGTATGACATGTCGTTGTATGACTGCACGTGGCCGTAAATCAGTTTCGAGCCGGTCGAATCGGGGGTCAGGATCGCGTTCACTCGCGGCGGCACCATCTTCTGCCATACGATCTCGTCGCACAGTTCCTTCGTGCAGACCAGATAGTTCTGGTCGCCGTAGAACGTCAGGCCGTTGCCGCTCGTGAAGTCAGCCATGCATGACTTCACCTCGTAGAATCCGAAGCAGCCTTTCTCCACGCTTGCGGGCACCGGTTCGCCGTTGACGTTCAATGGCTTGAAGCCCACGTAATCCACTCGCCGCTCGTCAGGCGTATTGCGGTCGAAGTTGACCTCACTCGCCCAAAAAGCGGTCTGATTCCTCAAACGCTTCTCAACCAGCTCGGACAGCATGGCGGTGGTATCAGTCCTGCTCATTCCACGTCCTCGCCTTCCATGAATGGATCGTCGGCTTGCATGCGCTTGGATTGCCTTGCCGTCTTGTGTGCGATCCATTCATCCAACTGCTCGTCGGTGATGCCGTACATTTCCTTGAGCAGGTGCAGGCAGATGGTCACGTCGGCCATTTCCTCCGCGAGATTGTCGGTGGCGTCAGGCTTGCCGCGTAGGCACTTGCTGACGGCTTGGATGAGTTCGGAGCATTCCTCCATGCAGACGATGCTCTGCATCTCCTTGCCGTATTTCTCGATGCTTTCACGCCACACCGCATGCTGCTTATCGCCGTTCATCGGTTTGTCTTTCATGTTCGCGTCATCGCTTTGATTTGACACCTCGGACGGCATGGATCCGCTGCCGAGCATGTCCCTGCAGTGATTGATCACATCCTCGTATGCTCGTATACGTCCGTTGCACGACGTTGTCCCGACAATGCCCAGCAAGTACGTCTGTTGCAGAAACTTCACAAGGGTACTCCGACTGTTTTCGCACCATTCGATGACTTCTTGGAGTGTCTTGTCTTTTTCACTCACGTTCGTCACCATGGTGTTCCTCCTTGTCTTGTGGATTGGAAGTGAATATCGCCGCCACTATCGCAAACAATGTCAGCATCGCCAACACCGCCATCACGCCCAAGACGATGACGATGAAAACGCTTGAAATGTTCCAGCAGACTTCGGTAAGACTCATTTCGCGTCCTCGCTTGTGAGAACCACTAGTATGGTGTCCTCGCATTCCAGTTTTGGCAGTGGTTGCGGTGTGCTCACATCCTCGTAGTACTTGTGCAGAGCGCGTAAAGTTGGCTGTGTGTCTTGGCTGTCGGAATCGTAAAATACGATCAGCCAGTCATGCTGCGAGTCTTGCACGTATCGCAAGTGCAGTGGGCAGAAGAATCGCGGCTCATTATCACCGGTGAACAGGCACAGCCAATCTTCATCATCGGTAATGTCCATGGTTACGTTTTCCTCGCTTGTATCCCAAAAATCGTATTCCATGTGACAGCCCGGGTAGTCGCATTGTGCTAAGTAGGTTGTTCTCGTTCTCATGCTCATTTGATGCTCCTTTCGGCTTCGCGCATGATGTGCCGCATGTCGGCGTA